CAAAGTGAAAGACCGTTTCCGTGGTGCGGAGATGCCCTACATCGTCATAGAGGAGTTGGCGGAGTTCACGAAGGACTCCCTCAACGTAATCTTCGACCTCATCGGCTCCAACCGAAGCACTACGGGTATGCCGTCACGATTCATCTGCACTTGCAACCCCGTGGGGCGAAGTAACAAACTCAGATGGTTCTTGGATTGGTGGATAGACCCCGAAACGGACGAGGCGATCCCTTCGCGCTCCGGCAAGATACGTTACTTCTGCCGCTATGGTGAGGACATCATGGAGATAGCCTGGGGCGACACGCCGGAGGAGGTTTATGCCAACCCCAACGCAAGGCGCAAGATAGAGCAGCTTACAGACCAGCCCGACAAATACTACCGCGACTACATCACCTCTCTCACCTTCATCGACGGAGAGTATGCCGACAACAAGATATTGCAGGCCACCGACACCAAGTACATGAGCCGCATATCGTCGGGAGGCAACAAGTCGGTAATCAATGACATCAAGGGAGTCTGGCGCGACGTGGACGACACCGCAGCACTCATCACGGGCGACGACATGCAACGCTTCTTCAACAACACGTCCCAGACCACGGGCATCCGAGTCGGAGGCGGCGACATAGCCTTCAAGAACGACTGGCTCGTGCTTTGGGCTTTGGACGGCATGCACATCATAGACGTGGAAGCCCGCAAGGGAGTGACTACCGAAACCCTCCCCGACATCATACGCAACTTCTGTCAGCGCAACGAGATTCCGTGGGAGAACTTCGCCTTCGACGGTGACGGCGTGGGTGTCACCCTCAAGCAGACCGAGGACGCGGGATTGCAGAAGTGCCACGCCTTCTCGAACAAGGGGCCTGCGACGGACAAGGTGGCGTACCGCAACCGCAAGAGCGAATGTGCGGGCATACTCATCAACGCCTTCCAGACGGGAGGCATATCCATCGACGAGGCCGTGCTGCGTCGCACCTTCACAGACCGCAAGATGCCCTTCACCGTGCGCGACAAACTCATGGAACAACGCCTCGTGCTGAAATGGATTGAGGACGAGAGTCCCCGCGAACTGATAAAGAAGCCCACCATGAAGGACATCGTGGGATGCTCACCCGACTGGATAGAGGCACTATTATACGCCGTTGACCGGGCCGACAACGCCAAGAGGCGCACGAAGGTACGTCGCGGCAACTGGAGTTATTTCGGATAATCAAAATCTTGCAAGATATGAGACTTACACCTACAATTAAAGCGATGACCCCGGAGCAGATTCTACGGAAGGCTCCCTTCGTCGTGCCTATACCCCCGGATGTCGTGGGTGTGGCACCAATCGTGTCGGACAAGCCCGTGAGGACGCTCACCGTGGATAGCGTGTCTTTCGAGAAACGCACCCAGTCCGACTTCCTGCGCGAATACTACCCCACGTCGCACCTCATCAACAGCCTCAAATACTACCCCAACACCGTGTTCATCAACAAGAGCAGCGGGGCGTATCAGGCTAAAGTACGCAGCCGCATAGCCGTCGGCTTCCAGCAGTACATCCACCTACAACGCAAGGAGGCCCTGTTGGGTAACAACGTCGGCATGAGGCTCATCGGCGGTGCTACGGGGCAGAAAGCCATAGACCGTCTCGCCTTCTTCCGCGAAGGTTGGGAGGAGAAGGACATGGAGGTTGCGATAAACTCAGCCATTGACGCAGACCTCAAGCTCGCGGACGTGGCAGTATATATCTATATGGACGGAGGCAAGGTTCGCTGGCGCATCTTCTCCTATGACAAGGGTGACAAGCTGTTCCCCCACTACGACTCGCTCACGGGCGACGTGGCACTCCTCGGAAGGCTCTACATGCAGACCGATTGGGACGGCAACACGCGCCAGTACCTCGACGTGATAGACAGCACCCACTTCGTGACCTACCGCCAGAAGAACAATGCCGAAGGCTGGGAGGCGGAGGGTAAACCCATACCCCACGGCTTCCCCGAATGTCCCGTGGCGTATCACCGCAGCATGGGGCCTTGCTGGATGGCATCGCAGGGACTCATCGACGGTTGGGAGGTAGCCCTTTCGCAGTTCTCCGAGAACAACGCGGCATACGCCCTCCGCATACTCTACACCCTCGGCGCGGAGATGGAGGTGATGACGAACACCGACGGAACGCCCAACCGCATCGACTCGATAGACCCCAACGCGAAGGTCGGATTCCTCGAACCCGCACAAGGGGCTGACGGAGCCTTCGCCAAGCAGCTCGAACTGATGAAGAAAGAGATTCTGCGCGGATCGTTTGTCGTAGAGACTCCCGAAATCAAGTCCGGCACCGACATCTCTTCACGCACCGTCAAGATGCTCTTTGCGGACTCCTACATGAAGGCTATGTCCGACAGCATGGAGTACCAGGGCTTCCTCAACCGAGTCGCTGGCCTGTTCAAGTTCGGCTACTTCCTTGAGACCAAGAAGGTGTCGCAGGTCGGCGACCTCAAGGTGAAGTGCTACCTCGACCCGTTCATCTTCATGTCCGAGAACGACATCATCGCGGGCATACAGCAGATGGTGGCGGCTGGCGCGATGTCTATCAAGACCGCTACGGAACTACTCTACAACATAGGCTACTCATCTCCCGACGAGGTGAAACGCCTCACGCAGCAGGCCCATGACGAACTCGTGGGACAGACTCCCGCAGACCCCCAGACACACAACCCCGTGAATGATGCCCGTGCATCGGCAGCGGCTAACAGATGATGAAAGGGGGCGGATTTGCATCGGGTCACTATACCCTTTGGCTGCGGGTTCTCCGTGGGTAGTTGCCGCCCCTTTCTTTTACGACTATGGATAATGAATTGATAGCGCAACAAGCCGCAGACTTCAAGAAGGACGCAAAGCGGCACTACGACAAGGCGGTGGCTACACTCATAGCCCTCGCATGGGACAAGCGCAAGCAAGGGTTCTCCTACGGCAACGACGACGAGATGTACGCCGAGGCGATGTCTATCTGCATGGAACTCACCGACGCTTGCATGACGAGTGCCAGACAAAGGGCGCAAGTCCTCACGTCGGCCCTTGAGCATGTGGATGATGATGTCGCGTGGAACGGCATAGCCGAGGATGCGGAGGAGAGCTTCGACATGGCTGGCAGTCACCTTATCTCTCTCCTTGAGGTGTGGATAGGCGTGGCCGTGGCTAACGAGTGGAGCATGGAACGTACCCTCGAACTGATAAAGATGTACGGCAACAACCCCTATGCCAGTCCGGGGTGGGAAGGCGTGCCGAGAGTCCTCCTCAAGTGGGGTCGCGGCTACGACAAGAACATCCTCGAACAACTCACCAAGATAGGTCAGGATGCCATCATCTCAGGTGCGCGTTTCGGCGAGTGGCTTGACGAGGTGGCGATGGGCGCGACATACTACATACGCCGTCGCGGAAGCACCTACGACTGCCCCGCGTGTGACGACCTCTGCGGCTACCCGATACCGATAGCCGAGCCGTTTGACTACGTTCATTCGCGCTGTATGTGCTATCCCGAATACCATTACGAACCCTTAAACATTTAGAACCATGTCGAAAGATATACAACCCTTGAAACCCTCCGAGACCGCCGCGCTGATGCTCCATGTGTTCGGGGGAGAGAACGATTGGAAGATTATCTACTGCATCGCCGCCGGATGGACTAAGAAGGACGTGCAGACCAACCCCAACATATCATCATACTACCGCCGTTGGAAGCTCTCCGAGAAGATTCAGGCAGAACTGCGCCGCCTTGAGTTGCTGAAAGCCCACTTGTTGCAGGAAGCCCGCCTTGAAGGTTTCGAGGACGGCAAGAAGTCGATGCTCGGAGAAGGCAAGACCGAGACCGAGTTGCAGATGAGGCTCGACGAAGGGCGCAAGAAGGAGGCTGCGGCGGCAATCATAGACTACACCGACCCCGTGCAGCAGAAGCGCAAGCTCAACGAGATTATCTCCAACAGCGAGGATGACGGCGACGCGCTGGATGCACTCAAGGTGATAATCCAAAGCCAGAAGAATGATACCGACGCGGCGAAGGACAAGCAGGTGCAGCGTTTCTACACGCCTCTGCAATGCCGCGACTGCCCCCTCTACCAAGAGGCTAAAGAGGGAATGAGGAAGAAATAAGGCGTATCGGGCGGTGGTCTGAGAGTACAGCATCGCCGATGTAGATGTCATTCTCCCAGATGTCGGCATAGTTAGCCACGAAGAAGTCTATCTTACCCTCCTTGCCCGTTTCCGAGTTCTTGAAGGTGTAGGTGTCCCACGGGAAAACGTATGCCTTGTTGTTGAACTCGTCCTCAAGGATGCCACGACCCACATTCCAGTCACCGCAGGCGACGAAGCTCTGCCCTTCGGATATGGCGGTGTCTATCCTGTCGCGGATCGCCTCGATGCTCCGAGTGAATATGCTCTCCTTCCAATGCAGATGCACGTTGATGAGAAGCATCCACTCCTCTCCCACCTTCACCTCGCACTCGTCCCACCTCGTATGGAAGCGATGACGGCGGGTCTTTATCCCCTTGCGGACATATATCGGATGGGAGATTGACGGACAGAGGCGACGATAGCCCCCAGGAAGGCGTAGATTGGCCGGAAACGAGAGTTCTTGCAGGCATAGTATATCATACTGCTCCGCAGCGATAAGGTCGCTTATACGAGACATACGGGCCTTCCAATACCATTCAGAACTCTTGTCCCGGTCTCTCGTCCAGACACGGACATTATGACAATATATCTTCATCTTCTTCCTTGAGTTTCTTTACGAGTTCATCCACCGCATCCTTCGGGAATATCACCGTTATGGGCTTCTCCCCGAACTTGTCGGTGCAATAGTCCACGACCCACACTCCGAGGAATCCGCAGATGAAGCCTACGCCGGAGTCGGCGAGGTCTGCCGCCTGACAGATGATGGCGACAATCAAGCCGCCGATGCAGAACTTGAGGAAGGTAACTATCGTGAGGAGGAATATTCTCATAGCCTAAGTGCCACAAAAAGGTCGGCGATAGGCAACCGACCTTTAGGGGGTTAACAATTCTTTAATAACACATATAACTTCTGTACCTATCTTTCAGTTTCTCTACCTTCAAACAACCGCAACTCCTCGTGCGGCCAGAGGTCACATTGTTCAACGCAGCCTCGAACTCTACTCCACAACTGCACCTCACAAGCCAACGGGCATTGCCGCACTTCTCGCGCCCGACCTGACGGAGCAACGTCAACCGTCCGTATGTGTCGCCAGCCTTACACATCGCCCACCTCCGTTATCTCCCTCGCATTGCCGATGAACTTAGGCTCATACTTGTTCGAGGGACGGTCAATGATAACATAGTGGCTGGAGGCGAAGGGCGACAACTTGCGCTTGCGGGCGACGTAGATGTCAACGTACTCCTTGCCGTCAATCCCGATGCGGGTGTCGGCCTTGCTGATGTCACTCAGACATATCGTGGCTCTGAACGATGACATGGCTATTTCTCCTTGTTCGGCTTCGCGTTGTTCCAATAATACTGGAACGCTATCGCTACCTCATGCGCCAAGCGCACCACGTCACCCTTGCAGTTGCGCGAGTCTATCGTCAACTGACTCTTGCTGCCCTCGTCAACGATGACCTTGATGCTGCGACCTCGGCGGATGGACTCAAT